CAGGGATAAATCTAAATCTCAAAAAATCAGTGCCAAGCGATGAGCTTATCTTCGGTGGTGCTGTTTGGGCAGATGAATTCTACATTTACGAATACGAAGAAGTCCCCGATCCACCCCCCTTGTGTACACTACTGCTTAACGTGGCAGGCAGTGTTGTGGTAAATGAAAGCGCACCAGGTGCAGCCGATGGTAGTATTACCATAGCTACAACTGGTGGCACCGGCACCCTTCAATACAGCTTCAACAACGGCACTACCTGGCAAGCCGGAAACCAACTTACGGGCTTAGTAGGTGGTGTTTACCAATGCAGAGTAAGAGAGGTAGCCAATACAGCTTGTGAGGCCAGTTATGCTTTTACCGTTAATCAGGATGAGCCAGGCGAAGAAGGGGCTGTATTCACTATATCTGCTGCAGTAACAAACGAGACAAGCTACGGTGCAAATGATGGTACGATATCTATTACAGTAACTGGAACAGGTGCACCTTTTACCTTTAGTAAAGACAGTGGCCTATCCTATCAATCAAGTAACGTCTACACTAATCTTTCGCCTGGCATTTACTATCTGGTAGCTAAAGCTGATGACGGTACCATAAGAGTCACCAACGTTACTGTCCTGGCTGGCATACTTCTTTACCAAACTGTAAGGCACATTAACAACCCGATAACTCGGCTGGTCAATGCTGCAGCAAACTGGCGCGAGATCGATAACTACCGCTTGTATTGCGACATAAGGGTAGAAGATCCTGCCGGATCTAATGTGTTTGTAAGCATGATTAAAAATAGGCTTACCCCTGATAATGATGATAAGGTGATCTTCAACGCGCAAGCTGCCTTCCGCGACCTCATGTATCCGCAAGTACCGGAGACGACTGAAACAACTTTGGTTAAAAAAACAGACCGTAGCCGTGCCTATAAATTTTATACTGGCGTATTAACGGGCGACCTGGTAACGCCTGCATCATTAACCGAAAGCCTTATACAGCTGGCAGTATATGGTGGTGTCAGTAAAAGGCACTTTCCTGGATTGGAGTTTTTCACCAATCATTTAAACACTACCAAGCAGTTTCTTACCTGGGCACCTAAAAGCAAAGTGGTGTATGCCGAGCAAGACGATTACCTCACCTTCTTCAATTACAGAAGCAATGTAAATCAGCTTAAGCTACAGCTTACCTGCTACTATGACGACAACACCAGCACCGTAGCCGTAACCAAAACCCTTGCAGGCATTAACTATGCCGACATTGTGCAGGTGCCAAGCGGGCCCACTAACAGTGGTGCACGTGGTGTTGAACCAGAAAAGGTGCTTACACGCTACACCCTTGTACTGCTGAGCCAGACTAACGAAGTTGTTAGCGAGGTGCGCACCTATGTAGTGCAGCTCATTAACCCACCACAACTGCGTTTCTACCTATTCCTGAATAGTTTAGGTAGCTACGAGTCTATTGCCTTTACGGGCAAAAGCAGTAAATCCGCTGAGGTAACACGCGAAACCGTGCAGCTATTTCTGCCTGTAGATTACACCGCCAACAACCAGGAGATGGCCGTTAACAGCAGCTTGCACCAGCTTACCGAAAGCTTAAGCACTGGCTACTTCGAAGGTGCCAATGCAAGAGAGTGGCAGGCATACATGCTGGAGTTTATTCGCAGCAAGAAAGTATACGAAAGCATTAATGGTAAGCGCTATTTAAAGATAGTAAGCACTACCAACGTGCCACTGGCCGATGATGAAGTGTACGAAGCCTACACACGCCTGGAAGTGAAAGACCCTTACATAGATGAAAACTATACGCCTGAGATACTATGATAAGGCTACGTACTAACGGACAAGAGTTTGAACTAAAACCAGGTACGCGCATTACCTACAGGTTGCGCAATCCCATATTCGAAAGCCCCGATGGTTTAATACCCGGTAGCTACACCATGCCTTTTGATTTGCCCACAGGCAAGGCCAGCGAGAAAAACACAAAGCTATTGGGCAATGGCGATGTTATTGAAAGCATAACCACACCCTTTAAGCGCGAAGCAGAAGTGCTGTTTGAAGATGTATTCTTCAAAAAAGGTGAGCTGGTAAACCGAACCGTCAAAAGCAATGCTACTTCAGTAAACTTTAATTTTGGGTTGGCTACACTGGGCGATGATTTTAAAACCAAACTGCTGCGCGACATTGTAGATGAAAACGTGGTGATTGACAACACCGACATTTATAAGAAAGTATACCTAAAGCCAGGCACTGCAGCGGTAGCACCTTACAGCATTTCTATCAACGGAAAAGTATTTGAAGGCAATACGCTTCAACTCCTGCGCGATGCCATCAATACAGATACCACAGCGCCACGCGCAGCTTGCGTATATGTACCCACAGGTAGTACGCCTGGTGGTATAGCGGCACCATTTTTAGAGATCACGCCTGTAACTAATCCTAACGATCCACTCAGTCCGCTAAGTGTAGAACCCAACGGAAACAATGGCAATAGTGCCAGCGGTTTTATCTGGAGTGTAGAAAGCTTTAGCCTTAGTACCTACTATGCCGGCTTTAGCAGCTTCTTAGCCCCATACTTAAATAACACCACCACCGACCAAAGCCTACGCTTTCCCTTCATGGTCAATTACGACCTGTACGATGAAAAACCTTTTTACACTGCCTATTTCGGAGGCACCCCAAGCCTGATCGGCTCCACTAAAGACCAGCCCTGGGTTAATGCCAATTGGCTGTACGGCTTTATTGGCAACGACCCCAATTTTGGTATAGGCGTAAACAGCCCCTTTAAAGTTCGCAACCTCAACAGCCTGCAACCCTTTTTGCGCCTGCGTTGGGTAATGGATAAGATTGCCACCTACTTCGGCTTTGAGTATGAAGGCGACTGGCTCGATGAAGCCGACACACTCAACATGCTTATAGACAATGCCAGCCCGCTGGATGAGCCACAGGAATACATTGGCAGCACTAAGTTTGTGTGGTGGCGCAGAAGTTTTAACAAGAAGCAATTGGTACCCGATATAAAGGTGATCGATTTCTTTAAGATGTTGCGCGACCGCTACAACCTGGCCATATACCTGAATGAGACTACCGGCAAGGTGCGTATACAAAAACGCGAAGACATTATACGCAGCACTGGCTACACCGATATAACCAACATAGCCAGCGAGCCCGAAACAAAAGACAACCAAAGCATACGCGGTTTAAAGTTTAGCGCTAAACGCGATGAAAACGATAAGCTGGCCACCGATGATGTGTATACCATTGGCGATGCAGAAGATGAGCATGTAAGCAATGTTAGTGCACTGCCTACACAGCTCGACATCACCACCATTTTAGGCCTTTCGTGCGCCATCAGCGTACCGGCATACTCGCGCAAAATCAGCGACAAGTTTCCACTGCGCATCTTCCATTACCTGGGCATAGTTGCTTCTGGTGGTGGCTGGAACTATTGTGCCGCCAGTAAAGATGCCACTACCTACCTGGAAAGCTGGGCAGGCACCACCGGACTGTACAATACTTTTTGGAAACGATGGACAGAAGCTGAGCTTAACCGAAGAGTAGTGAACCAAAATTGGAGCATGCCCTACCGAAGGATTATAGACCTTGATTGGGAAGTGAAATACCGTTTCGACCGAAACGACTACTTTATAAAAGAACTTGCCTTTACCCTGGAAAACAACCGAATTGTTGAAAGCACTGCAGAACTGCACACCACATGAACTACCCGCCCGAATTGCAAATAAAGCTTATGGACATTGCTGAGGAATACCGAGGCAAGATTGAAGCTGCCATTCGCCAGGTAATAAGCCAGCCCAAGTACCGCGCCAGTGGCGAAGGTCTGGCCAGCTTAACGGTAGTGTTGATTGATGGTAATGCCGACAAGGCACCGGTAATAGTAGTGAACCTTGCCGACCATGTTATGCGCCTGGAGAGCCGCAACCTGCAATGGACACAGCTGCCCGACATGCGCAAGATGTTGCAGTGGGCCAGCTATAAAAAGAGCGACCCTAAGGAAGCCCGGCAACTGGCCTGGGCAGTGGCTAAAGACAAGCAGAAGAACGACACCTGGAAACCCAAGCGCTGGCGCAAACAAAGCCTTAGCGCAGTACTAAAAGAAATGAACAAGGCGATGCTACAGGCTTTTGACAAGGCCGTGCTCGACCATATAATGAAACAAGCCACGGAGGGCTTAAAATAGCAATGGCAGAAATTAAAGTAACCCTGGTAAATGGCGAACTCGCTGGCAAAACCGCTCAGGATATAGCCAAGGCCGTGCGCCAGGCGGCTGTAGAGCTAAGCAAAGCAAAAATTGGTACCGAAGAGTGGGTAAAAGCCAACAAGAAGCTGGAAGAGGCTAAAGAGCTACAGGAAGACCTTGCCAAACAAACAAAGAGCACAGCTGCTGCCAGCGATATGCTGAAGCAAGCCTGGAACAATCTGCCGGGTGCACAATACTTCAATCAGATTGCCGATAGTTTTGGCATGATGAAGAAGGGCGTGGGTGGTTTAACAAGTCAATTTGGTGTGTTACGTACCGCCATTATAGCAACGGGTATTGGCGCGTTGGTTATTGCCATTGTTGGGCTTGTGAGTTGGTTTAGCAAAACCGAAAAAGGTGCCAACATGCTATCTGGCGTTTTTAAAGCCATGGGCAATGTGCTCGATACTTTAATGGGTAGACTCTTCAATATTGGCACTACGTTAAGAGACTTGTTCTCCAACCCTGTTAAGTTTTTTAAAGACCTCGGCAACGACATAGCGGGTGCAGCTAAAGAAGGATACAACCTGGTGCAGGTGTTTGATGATATTGAAGACAGGCAGCGCGAGATGAAGATTACGGCCAAGGAAAATGAACTGGCCATTAACAGCTTACTTACGCAAGCTAAAAACGTTGGTAAAACGTATGAAGAACGCCTCGCCATTTTAGATAAAGTAACCAAGCTTACCCGCGATAGCTACAGTGCTGAATTAGCCCTCAGTAAAGAATACCTTGATGCTGTAGAGAAAGAAGTAGCAGGCGAGTTGAAGCGCCAAGGTGTAACCGACATGACGGGCGAACAGGCCGATAAAATTGCCGATGCCAAACTTGCCTACTTAGATTTGCTAGGCCAGGAACAGGCCATTGAAGATAAAGTAGCCAACTTTAAAGAAAAGCTTTTTGATAAGCAGGAAGCCGCTAACTTAAAAACAGTAAAAAGTAATGAGGCCAGAGCCAAGAGTGCTGAAGACGCGGCTAAAGCTGAATTAGATGCAGCACGAAACATACAAGACTTAAAAGATGCTCTTATTGCCGATGACCAGCAAAGAGAGATAGAGCAGATATTGACACAAAGCGAGCGTAAAATTGAAGCGCTAGTTGGTACCGAAGAACAGATTGCTGAACAGAAAGCCTTGTTGCAGGAGCAAGAGATATTGGCTGTACAAGCTGTCATTGATAAATATGCTGCTGATGCAGCGGCTAAAAAAGAAGCTGCATTGGCAGAAGATCTTGCTCGACAGCAAAGACACGATGAGGCAGTTAAAAATATGCTGGCTGAAAGGGCAGCATTTGAGGCTAACTTGAATCAAGCTCAAGAAAATCTTGCTAAAGATGCATTCATGCTAGGAGTTGACTTGTTAGCTAAAACTACAAATAACGAAAAAGCCGCTAAAGCCATTAGGAAGGCAGGTGCTTTAGCTGAAATTGGAATTGCATTACAACGTGAGAAGGCACAGAACGCAATATTGGCAGGTCAATTTGCTAATACGATACCGCCTCCTGGTAACGTGCCTGCTTTTTTTGCGACATTGTTAAAATTAAACACTGTCTCTAATGCAAGAGCATTGATTGGAGCTGCTCGTGTAGTTGCTTTTAGAAAGGGTGGTATCCTTAACGGACCATCACATGAAGGTGGTGGTATTGGTATGCGCGTAAGAGGCAGAGTTGTAGCAGAGGCAGAAGGTGGTGAACCTATCCTCACCTCAGCTGTAAGTCGAAACCCTGTATTACTCGCAGCAGCAAGCCGTATTAATGTAGCAGCCGGTGGTAGGCCATTGATGGCAGAGGGTGGTATTACTCCAAATGAATCAGTTCCTTCATCGGGATACGGAGTAGAGCTTTTAAGAGCCGAATTGCGCGAAGAACGTGCAGCCATGATGGCCTACGTAGACAAAAAAATAACCACTCTTAGAGTGGTTAATGATCCGCTTCAGACACAATCTAAGATTGATGAGATTAAGCAGATTGAGAATGAGGTAAATGTTTAATTTTTCCTTAAAAATTTAGAGGCCGACAAATCCACTGATAAGCCTACAATAAAAATTCCTAGACCAGCAGCAGGAACATATCCCGGTACAAATTTTTGTTTTATTGTTGGATCACCTTGTTTAAACTTACTCAAATCTTCGCTATACTGATTGTTATAAATACTTTGTAACACCATGGCTGATCCTATAATAAGCATGCCTACAAGTTGAGCACTTTTACCAGCATTTCTTTGTTTTACAAACTGACTCAAATCCACTGATTCAATCGGATTGCTCTTTAAAAAAAGTGGTGACTTTTCTTCCGTTGAGATGATCTTATTTACCTGATTTACTTTGTCTATAACTACAACACCTTTATCAGCAATACTTTTTTTAAGGTAAGCAAGACCTTGACTCTCTTTACCAAAAACGATAGAGTCAATGGCCATGATTTCAATATTGCCTTTTTCTGTTACTAACTGTGAATCGTTAGTCCCTGTAATTCTTGCTTGTAACTTGGTACCATCTTTTTTGTACAAAATGGGTTGTGCATAAGCAATTGAAGATGTAATGATGAGTAGTGTAACAATTTGAGTTGATAACCGCATACGAGTTGTTGTTTAGTGATACCAAATTAGTCTTTTTTCTACTTTTTCATACTTCAATTTGCTATATTCCATATCCTTAAGGTACTTTTAAGCGTTAGTAGACTTAACAACCCCTCGTAAAATGGATCCTATTGTTGATTGGCTATTGGCTCACTACCCTGGGCTTATTTTTGGGGCCTTGGCGCTAGCTATCGTCATTTGGGCTAGTGTTTGGTGCACCAATAAGTACTGGATAGCCAAAAACCTGTTTTTAAACAGCACTCAAAAGCTTAGCAACCTCGATAAGCGCATGTTGCAGGTGGATAATCGCCTGGTTTCTCTAGATGGTTCTTTGGCCTCAATAGAAAAAAACATGACTAACCTTACTCACTCGTTGAGTAACATCAGCCTGTTTTTAACCACAAAGTTTAAACTTACCAACGATCTTTTCGCCAGTAAATCGCCAACACAGCTTACGCCTATTGGCGAAATGTTGCTTGAACAGTCGGGCGGTAAAAAATTTGTAGATGAGTACCAGCTTTCCCTGATCGCTTCTTTAGAGGCTCTTAAGCCACAAACCGGATTGGATGTGCAGACAGCTTGCGAGGCACTGATACTCGAAAAAAGTAACGAGGACATCTTTAACCGCATTAAACAATACATTTTTAATAACCCTGTTTATAGGTATACAAAAGATGGCGAACAGCGCGAAATTGGGGTCGATTTAAACGTTATTTCTACCGTAATGGGCATTTACTTGCGCAACAAATACTTCGAAAAGTACCCTGCTTTGGCAGCAGACTTATAAAGCGCCCCGAAAGGGGCTTTTTTATTTCCCAAAAATTGGCGACAATTGCAATGCGAAACAACAACAGTCTTGAAAATCAAAGAAATCTTAAGGAAAAGCCGGAAGAGGGTGTCCGTGAGGCCCCTACTCAACTCTGCCATCGGCTGTGTTGTTTCGCCTTCCGGCCTTTTCTTACAAATAAAAAAAACATGCGAAACAACACAACAACAACTTACCAGGAGCAAGCTTACGAGCTGCTACACCAGCTGGCCAATGTGCACAGCACAAACCACATCCAAGAGTTAAAAGATGCCATTACCCAATGCCTCGGCCTTATGCTGGAGCAAGGCCGCAATGCAGACCTGTTCAAAGAACAGGCCGATACGCTTATGGTGCATTTCCATGATCTAAACAGGATAGATGCATGGTCGAACCAGCGACCTAAAACAACGCGTATTATTACTGAGCTGGGCAAGGCCAATATTGATCTGGAAGTGCTGAGTGATTTCTTTGCCGATGGCCTGGCACAATGGCAAAAGCAGAAGAAGAGCGCTAAAGATTTGGCACACGTGCAAAAAGCTGCCGAGTTGATTACGAGAAATGTTTGACGTATGCTGGCAGAAAAAGTAATTGAACAGGCACGCAAAGATTTAGAGAATAAGATTCTCGAAAGGCTGGCCGAACACGGATTTGTTTTCGAGAACAAAGAGGATCTATTTCGATTTGCGCTTGAACGTCTTGAGGTAAGGGTGTATGAAGATCAACCCGATTACCGCCAGTTATGGTTAGATCAAAAGATAATGATTGCTGATTGGAAGGAATAGCTAACCTCTTCCAGTCCTAAAAATGGCGACCTCGTGTCGCCATTTTTGCTTTATGGAAGATCAAGATGAATACGAAATGATTGTCGAAGAGCAACGTCTGATGGCCGATGGTTGTCTTCGCATAATGTGGGTATTGATTGGTGTTATGGTGTTAGGTATTATTCTCATTGCTGTATGCGCCTAAACCTCGAAGCACTTAGGCAAAAACTCGAGAAAAAGGAAGTGTCTGTTTCCGAACCACTGCCAACACCTTCCCAGGCACCTGTTTTGCTTTCCGAGCCTGAGCCGCCAGCACCACAATTGCCAACAGATAAGCTGGAGCTGATCGATGAGCTATCGGCACAGATGGCGCGCGTAAAAAAGGAAAGAGCTATACTCAGCAGTGCTACCCCTGCCCTGGTAGACTTCCTTTACCAAAAACTAAAAGCAGAAAGCCTGGCTACAGCCAATGAGTTTATCAAAGGCAATTTACCCATGCCTGAGCTGGCCGAACATGCCTCAAAAATTCAGGCTAAAACAGATGAGTGGACAGCCGTATGGGATAAGATCCGCTATGTAGAGCAATACGGTAAACTGCCTAGTGAGAACACGCAGCTAACCGTGGTTAACTCACCAACTGTCGATGTAAGTGCCCTCACAGCAGAGATCAGAAGGCTCGATGATCTCATCCACAAAACACAGAAGAAATTAATCACGGGTAAGCCCAAAAATGCCGATCGCATCAACGAATGGAAGATGAAAATAGTGATGGCCGAAAGCACCCGTGATGAACTAAAGCGTAAGCGCAAAAACCTACAGTATGGAGCAAGATCAGAGCGCACTAATACCGAGTAATAAGGGCGAGCTGCCGCGCGAGCTTAAAAAAAGCACTGATAGCGACTTTGATCGCATCTATAAGTTTTACCACCACAGTAAAACACAGGTAAAACTTACTGCAGAAGAAGAGGCTATCCGCGAGCGTTGGGAAAAGGCTTGGTTTCTCCTATGCAAGGGCAGAACCAATAAGCACGTAGTAGATCTTATGGTCAAGCTCTTTAACATCAGCACAGCGAGTGCTTATAATGATGTACGCAAAGCACAAATGCTGTTTGGCGATCCTAAAAATGATCTCATTGAAGGTCGCAGACGCATACATGAACAACAATTGCAAGATGGTGCGCAGCGTGCCTGGGCAAAAGGTGATTTAGAGATGCACCTCAAGTACCTGAAGGAAATCAGCGAGATCAGAGGCTTTAAAGAGCCACTTCCAGAGACAGATTTGGCAGGCTTGATGAAGAAATTAGTGCCTACACAAATCAACATCATTACCAGTGCAGAAGACCTGCAAAAGCTGGCCGAAAAAATGCGCGCAGAAATTACCCGCGATGTAGACTATCAATTACTCGACAGCACCAATGGTAAAGCAGAAGGTTAAAAAAATAGACCGATACCTTAACCCTGTCGCGCAGATTTTCCTGCTCTGCAATGCCATCTATAAAGTGCTTATTGCAGGGCGTGGCTTTAGCAAGAGCTTTACCAATGGCTTGCTTGTAGCCATGAAGGTGGCACTCTTCCCACGCTCAGTAGGCTTATTCCTAAGCCCTACCTACAGCATGATCTACACCAAGACCCTCATACCCATGAAGGCAGCTTGGGAGCAGCACATGGGCTATATAGAGGGCATACATTACGTTGTAGGTAAGGCACCACCAAAGCATTTTGCCAAGCCCTGGCATAAGCCACACAGGTACGAGAATGTGGTTACCTTCTGGAATGGTACCACCATCATCTTCGGTAGCTTCGACAGACCGGCACTGATCTCAGGTGGTTCTTACGATTGGTCCTTATGCGATGAAGCTTACCTCATCAATAAAGATGATTATGACAACTATGTGATACCAACCATGCGTGGTACACATACAAGCTTTCAAGGTATACCAGGTCACCTGCAACAATGCTTTACCAGCTCTATGCCCTTCCGCAACCAAGGCGATTATCTGTTAGACTTCTATGCTAAGGCAAAGGCAGATCCTGCGATGTATGGCTTCATTGGTTGGGAGCCTAATGCTAAGCTACAGCTGGGCAGTACCTGGATGAACAGACAGGTGTTAACGGATAAGGCCATACTCGCCATGAAGGCAGAGATGAGTGAGGTTAGCTATAAAGTCATGATCTTAAACCAACAGGTTACCAGTTGGGGTAATCTCTTCTACCCATCATTAGCAGCTAAGCATTGGTATACACCCACGGCTAATGATAAGGTGATCAGCACACCAATAGGCGGCACATTCAAGCGCGATGCATCTTACGATGTTAGCCCGGATGATTACAATCCTGATATGCCACTACACCTCAGCCATGACTGGGGCACGTTCAACTGTATGACTATCGATCAGCAGTATCCTAAAGAGATAAGGGTTATCAACACCATGCATGTGCATAACCCTAAGACCATCGATGATCTGGCTGATGAGTTCTGTGAGTACTACCGCATGCATCGCACTAAGATAGTCTACCAATGGGGAGACAAGAGTGGTAACAACAGGCAGGCAAATGCTAAGCTCACTTACTTCGAACAGTTTGCTGAAAGACTCAGGGATAAAGGATGGCGCGTTATCCTTAAGAAGACAGGCGATATCGAACACCTGGAGCGCCACAGACTCATGGCCAAGGTGCACAGCGAAGAAGATAAGCGCTTCCCTATTGTGCGCTATAACTCGCGCTGCACTGACTTCCGCATAGCCATGGAAAGCGCACAGATGAAGGACCATAAGAAGGATAAGAGTAGTGAAGGCAATGATGCTATCAAGCCAGAGCATGCCACCCACTACACAGATGCACATGACTACCGTATGTACCATGCCTTAAAGCAATTCGAGTCTAAGGAATACGGTATCGATATCTATTCCACCAACCTCTAATCATATTTCCCTCAAAAATCGATTGGCGACAGCCAGTTTTTGGAAGTCACACGGGAATCGATCGTGTGTAAATTCAGTGGTTTCCGTCAAACAGAATATTATTTTGCTGATAATCAAATAATTGAATAAAATTTGGTTAGAATTTAATGGACTTTTATCAGCTGATTCATTTTATCAACATCTTCCTTCATAACCTTCTTGTTAGTCTTTACATACTTCTCCAGTGTGGACCTTTTTCTCAATCCCATCAGCTTTAGCAGGCTCGTGTGGTTCGCTCCAGCTTGATCCATGATACTCGCGTAAGTGTATCGGCCAACATGGTGGTGCAAATTCGCATCAATGACTAGCTTCCTGGCTATCGTTTTCAGTACTCGATTGGAGTGCTGGTCGCTGAATCTGTCAAATATTTTTTGCTTGGGATTATCCAAAATCTCATGATCGAGTAACATCCTAGCGACATCATTTAATGGTACATCGTCAATCAGTGTACCGTATTGTTGAGTCTTACCAGGAGTAATTGTCATCTGTCCGTTCTTAAACATCGATACTTCCAGCTTTTGTAAATCAGATATTCTCAAAGCGCAATTACATGAGAACAGAAATCGCCTGAGTATGACAACTTCCGGATATGTCAATCCATTACGATTGTCAGTAATCTTATGAAGAACAGGCAATGGCTTTGCATTAAACTTAATGTAGGCTTCAATCAACTGTTTCAACTGAAAAAGTTCGAGCGCCTTCCTTGGGCTGTCCTGCATTCTATTTTTAAATCGTGAGTACGGATCAATGAAGTTTATATTTTCCTTTCTGGCAAAGTTGAGGTATGTAACAACATGCTTGTGTCTCGCCCATCTTGTGTTTACGGTTATCTCTTTCTTTGTACCATCTTCTTTATCATAATCGTTCTTCAATAATCTGTCGAATTCAAATGCCCACTCCGGCCTGAATGAGTTGAAAGCAATTGCTTTGTAGAACTTACTCAGCTTACCTACCGTTACCTTTTCACCTTTATAGGTCGTATCCGATATTATGTTTCTTCTCCAACGATCAAACGACTTAGCCGCGAAGTACTGGATGAAATCATTTTTACTGAGTTGAGTATTGTATTGTCTTAGAAAGTTATCCATGTCTAATGCCTCGTCACGCAGAAGATACTCTTTCCTTATTGCGTTGGCTTTGCCAAGTGCATTATTTATGATCGCGTTGTATTGATCACAGTCAGGATCTTTCTTAAATCTTGGCTTGCAAAAATCAGTAGGTGAAAATTTTTCTGGTGGCCAACAAACGCCAAGACCAATTCTAGTCTTCACTCGATCAATAATCACTTGGAGAAAAATGGCAGATGTGCCGTCATCTCTTTTGTAGAGATCATCAATTTTAATTTTTGCAGAGTAGCCCATAAGAACCGCTGAAACTTTTCTGAATTAATTCTGAAACAAATACCCTTTAAAAAGACCCGTAGACCTTCATCTACGGGCTATAAACAATGTTTTTAATACCCTAATCAGTGATTTGTAGTCCCGGCAGGAATCTGAACATGCAATGATTTTCAGCACTTTAAGTGTTGGCTCTGTAATAATTCTGAAACTATAAGACATTACTTCTTACCCAATTTTCGCTCTAGCTCCGCCATCTTCTTCTCCATATCAAACATGTGCTTAGTGAGTTCTTCTATGCTCATTGTTTTTACGTTGTAATTTGCTACGGGCTCTTCTACCATTTGATAGCTATCATCTTTCTTAGCTATAAGCATTACAAATGGAACTCCTGTGATCTCACTTACAGCAGATATGAAGTCAACAGAGTCTATCTCTTTGTCTCCATTGAGTCTTTCAGTTACACTCGTTCTGGATACACCAAGTTTTTCTGCCAACTTTTGCTGACTTACCCCTGCATCCGAAAGTGCCTTTTTAAGCACGTCATTACGGTTTTTCATTTTTTATGAAAATAAAGATGTCGGAAAACTTGACATAGGTGCAAACTTTTTCCTACCATTGCATTACCAATTACTATTTACTATTAACAATCACTAACATGCAATTAACGGAAAAAATCCGTAAAGGAATACTCCTTTACCTTAGTGAAATAACACAAGTAGAAGCTGAGCAAATAGCCGGTACCAACGGTGTTGGCTTTGTTACAGTGTACCGCTACTGGAAGCTCATTCGTACAGGCAAGCCTGTAGAGCTTAACAACATTACAATAGCCATTGCAGAGTTGGCAGCTTCTAAAAAACAAGAGGTAGAACAAACTCATAAACGTCTGGCTAAAATCACGAAGCAATTATCGGGAAGTAAACGCAGCCTTGCCGCTTAGTCTAACCCTATAGCTTACCCTAGTACTATCACTCACGTCAAAAACATTACATCACATGAAACCATCACGCGAAACACTAATCCTCTTTGGCAACCCTAAGGATCCTGAAATACAATTATCCATTAACAAAGCCGCCATTGTAGGTAGAAAAGTTGAGGTAAAACCTACACCAAACTTTGATACCAATCAGGGTAAATGCGGTAAGCTTTGCCATTGTCAGCATGCTTGTGCAATGAAAATGACTAACCCATGAGCCGCAAGAAGCTAATGCAGGAAGTTGAAAAGCTTCTTGGTGAGAAGGAAGAGGTCACAGAGCGCCTTCGAATGAATGATTACATCGGTACTCACGAAAGGTCTAATGATGAAATCAAACTCTCTGAAATTAAAAAAAGTCTTAACAAGATATACATCGAAAAAAATGGTCTATGAATCGCCTCGAAACCTTGAAAGCCAAAAAGCAGATCCTAATCCAGCGAATCAATCAGGGCAAACAATACATGAGTCCACACCAAATCAGAGAGATCCGCAAAATGATCAATCGATACACTCATACAATAAAGCTATTCAATCAGGACAAGCCGAAGCATCAGCTAACCCTGTTATAGAAAGGCCTGAACTGATCTATTTAAGTGAGGTTATTTTGATTAATGGCCACAAGGTGCATTACACGCGTGATGGTGCCCGATACCTTAAACAGCATTGGCAGCACATCTACAATACAGCTGATGACAAGCTAACGAACAAAGCTGAGATAAAACGCATGATTGACAATTATGACTTAATCATTCAACTCTACGCCAATGAATGAAGCTATCAAATTAAAACTGTACCTGCACATGTATCGTGAGGATTACTACAGGCTCAATGCTAAGCTGAAAAACAGACAGCTTTTCCCTTCGGTGACATTGATACAGTTGATGGATACCTGTGATATGCTTTATCACGAGATGCTGATGCTCATACCTGTTGAGCACTACGAACAGATAGAAGAACTAAAACGAGAGTTAAACCTGGTCTGATATGAATAGAGAACATCCTATGTTAATGAGCACAGCAATGGCTGAGTCTACTTTAGCAGATCTTAAGACTATGACAAGACGATTAACATCCCTAGATGCAGTTAATCAACAACCTGATGATTGGGATGTTAGCTCAATCGGTAACTTATATGTTCCTAAATGTGGAAAAAAAAAGGCTAAGGAAGGTTTTGGCGTTGTATTTAGAAGATCATCAGGTACAGATCTATCACCTGAGTTATTCTTCTGCCCCTACGGTAATGTTGGAGATTTAATTTGGGTTAGGGAAACATGGCAGAGAAGAAGTCATGAAGCAATCAGTAAAGGCTTTGATGAGTACTATTACAAAGCCGGATGGAAAGGTTGTAATGATGCTGGATGGAAACCATCTATCCACATGCCAAAAGCTGCTTCTCGCATCTGGCTTAAGATTACTGATATCAAAGTAGAAAGACTAAACTCTATATCAGAAGATGATGCAATAAAGGAGGGCATCATCGAATATGAAGACGGATCTTTTAAAAACTATTTTACTCAAAAAGGTCTGCGTGATCAGGATGGTGTTGAATGCCTTCTAGCGAGAGGTTCTTTTCAATCGCTATGGTGTTCTATCAATGGTCTTGAATCATGGGGCCATAATCCATATGTATGGGTAATCTCTTTTGAGGTAGTTAGCAAAACAGGTAAACCCGCTGACCTATGACCCTAGCACACGTAACACCTGGCCAAAAGTTTACCATCTCCGACATAGAGATGGAATTCTACTACTGGGATGGTGATCATCCTGTGTTCACCTTCATCATCAACAAGCTACAGGTGAACTACAAAAACAAAAACTGGAACTGGAATACTCTAATGTCTGAGGTAAAATAAATCTATGGCTGGAAAACCTACGATCGCATTTAAACCGAAAGACTCTGTTGCTTCTGATTTTCGAACTGAGTTTCAAACACCTTTAAACGTTGTAAAATACATGTGTAATCTGATACCTGATGGTGTTGAAAGTGTATTGGAACCAACACCTGGTATCGGAAGAATTGCTAATGAACTTAGAAAAAGAAACTATGATGTTACTGCGCCAAATGATTTCTTTCTTCTAAAACCAAGGAGATTTGATTGTGTGGTTATGAATCCCCCATTCTCAAGTAAATGGGGTTTCTTAGAAAACGCACCAGAAGGATTTAATCATACTGGTATGCGACTTGGTTACTATATACTCAATGAGTGTTTAGCAATGAGTGATTGTGTAATTGCTTTAATGCCTTGGTTTACGATATCCGATTCTGATTTAAGGTTAAGGTCTGTAAAAAACTACGGTCTAAAATCAGTTACTGCTTTACCCAGAAATACATTCCAATATGCACGGATTCAAACATGCGTTCTTGAACTGAGAAAGGCATGGGATCAACCGACTTTATTTCATGTGTTAGGTCATCCTAATAATCAATTGATATTACCAACAACCACTACGAATACTTTTTAATCTATGACTGCCACTAAAGACCTTACCTACCTAAACGAACGGCTCGCGGCCATGCGCATCACGCCTGAGCTTAACTCCTTTACGCGTGTCTGGCACACACCCGTAGGAGAAGATGAACCTTTTAAACAAGAGCAAGCCATGCCAATCTTTGATGCGGATGAACATGGTAACATTATCATCAATTACTTTAATCTACAGGGCGATACATACAAGTGGAAACCCGAAAACGGCACACGCAAACCTTTTATCCGTAAGCGCCTACGGGTAGTTAAGGACAGTCAAAAGTACCATCAGGATAAAGGCTCTGGCCAGTTCCCTTTCTTCCCGCCAAGCATCATTCAAAAGTATGGCCTGGCTAAAGCCAAACCTGAATCAGATCCACAGGCTGGCCACATCGAAACGCTTATCCTGGTAGAAGGTGAGTTCAAGGCTTTTGTAGGGGCCATGGCCGGGCTTCATATCATTGGCATACCTTCTATCCATGGCTTTTACAATGGCGATGTACGTGGTAAGCTACATGAAGATATTCAGGATCTGATCATCACATGCGATGTACAAAAGATAGTATTCCTGGTCGATGCTGACTTGCTATCTGTAAAGTGGGAGGCTAATAAGGATCTTGCCAAGCGCATTGAATCTTTCTACGCATCGGTAAAGCTATTCCGCGAAAGCCTTCAACTTCTTATCGATAACCCGGCATACTCACTTAGTAATGTCTACTTCATGCACTTGCAGACTAAGTTCATGAATGAGTGCAAGGGACTGGATGATCTTATCAATGCATACGATGCACAGATAAAGGAAATACTACACGACCTAAACCAGTTCCAATTTGCCAACCGCTACTTTACTGGTAAAATCATTAACGATCCTAACAAAGATCTGCAAGCGCTTCGAAACTATTTAGGGCTGCTAAATGAACAGGACTTTTACAAAGCTTACCGCGAGTTTATCGGTAGTCGTGATTTTGTATTCCGCAAAAAGCACTACTGCTTCGACAGCGAAAAGAACGAAGTAATCTTTGTTAAGCATGAAGATGCCGACAAATACATGCGCGTAGGCATCGACTGGATTAAGCTCATCAAACGTGCTGATAAGTTTGGTAAGATGCATGAAGAGATAACGCCCTGGAGCATTGCGGAAATAAACCGCGATTATAAGATGGGCAAAAGTGCAGACTACTTCATTAACCAATTACAGAAGTATGATGGCTTCTGCAATGAGCCCAACTGGAATGGCGAGTATAAGCGAATACACAATGGCTGCTATAACCTGTGCTCTCCCCTTACTTGGGATAAAAAGCAAGGCAGCTTCGTAAACACCTACAACTTGTTAAAGCATTTGTTTCAGGGGCAGGCATCTATTGAGTTCGATGACAATGGCATGTTTGTAAAAGAGAACGCTATCATTGCTGATCCCTTCACCCTCATATTAGACTGGCTTACTATTCTCCTTAAGCACCCCAAGCACATGCTGCCGGTACCCATATTGGTTAGTAAGGAAAACGGTACTGGTAAGTCTACCTTCTTAAAGTGGCTCAACATCATCTTCGGTACCAATATGGTGATACTCGGTAACGACCAGTTTAAAATGAAATTCAATGGCCACTACATCACCAAGTTTATCATTGCTATTGATGAGGGTTTTTTGGATGTAGATAAGAAAGCAGAGAAAGAACGCTTAAAGCAGCTGGTTACTGCGGACGTAGCCTACCTGGAAAACAAAGGCATGAACGTTACCAAAATTAATTTTTATGGTAAGCTGGTCATCTGCTCTAATGATGCCGATCGAGTAATGAAGATCGATGAAGGTGAAAGTCGCTGGTTCATTGTGAAAGTTCCTGTAGTGCCACCTAAGAAGCTAACAGGTGCTCAACTGCTGGCCGAAGGGTACATCAAGTTTAACGATAAGGAAATAGATCCTGAGAAGGTATACGATGTACCTAATGTGGATCCTGATCTGGAGAAGAAGATGGAAGCAGAGGTCCCTGCAATCTTACATTTTTTGTTTGCACGGGATATTAAACATCCGCGCAAAAATAGATTGTGGTTTGATCCGGAGTGGTTCATTACAGATCAGATGAAGCTGATTGTTGAGACTACTAAGAACAGGGTAGATCGCGTGTTTGAAGATTGGTTGAAAGAACAATTCATGACCTATCGTCTACCAGTACTGAGGTATCCACTTACTCACCTTACCGAAGTATTCAACGATCCAAAAAACAGTAAGTATCGTATCGATGCCATTGAATTGAAAGCCTACCTGGCGGACCGCAAGAAAATGAAAGCTTCTCATACTCAGCGCGTAGCTATACCAGTTGGTTTCAACCTATCCGTTGATTCGTTCAATCCCACAACTATCAATTACAAACAAGCCATGGCAAGGCCCTATGAGTTTAAAGTTGAGCATTGGCTTACTAAAGAGGAGATGGATGAATGGAGCCTCCCTGTAGATTTTAATGCTACAAATGTTACGCAATCTGATGCTGTAACAAGTAATGAAAATACAGAACAACTGAAACCTTCGCCACAAAATACCGATGACTTACCGTTTTAATATCTCAATTCAAAAATTAAGTAACAATTGTAACAAATGTAACAAGGCTTAAAATGATGCAAAAACAAGGTTTTTATAATTCAAATTGTTACAGATGTTACATTAACTCAGGTAAAGCGTTACAAATGTTTGTTACGTTACACGTTACACGCAAATTTTTATTCATATAAAATAAATACCATGTCAAATTATCCACTTTTCTATCGATCAAAATGCCGCTGCATTAAGCGCGAATCCGACACAAAAGCCATTGAAGTACGGGTGCCAGAGCCGGGCAGTCACTTGCCGCTTATGCACACCGATATGTCTGAGTTTGGGCTTGATACTGCAGAGCGACTGGATGCTGTTGTCGCCAATATGAAGCCTTGCGACCAGGCACAATATGAGTCTTACCTGGCCACATTTTATCAGGTGAGTCATAGTAACAGAGTATTGTTCAATAACTACCGCCAGAAGCAATATGAAAGCGCGAATCCTCAATCGTAAGCCGATTGATTACTTATTCCACCACATACTCGCTGGCTTTGCTAGCAGTTACGTTGGTATCAAAATGATTTTCACGGAAGGTGTAATCGATAAGGATGAATACATCGAGCTGCTGGAAAAAAATTCAGAGCGGCTTTTGCTGAAGGTTAAGGAATTTGAGATCGCTCAGAAGATCACATGCCTTGTGTTTGTTACACTTTTTACTTACATGCAAGTATCGGGCGAAGATATGGAGAGAAGAGGCAGACGATCGAGAAGAAGAAACGAAACTGATATTCACCAATATCTGCCAGACATTTAAAGTAAGCGCACGCCACCCGTTGCGATCATTCATGCAAACTTGTTATAGGTTTAAAAAATGATTTAGGTAACGCAAGCGTAAACCAAGGTGTGGTTTCAGGGTGGCAAACATTATAATGTAAATACCTAATAAACTCAATTATCACATAAATCCATAATAAAATGCAAACGCTAACAATTACACCGCCAGCAGGTTTCGAGGTAGACTTCAACGAGAATTCACGCGAAATCAAATTTAAAAAAGCTTCAAAAGACATAATGGATCAAATCCAAAGTGTCGAAGATGCCATCGATTTTCTTGGTAAATCAGATGAAGACGTAATCATCTTGCAAAAATTACAACAGGTTTTTTCTGATGATTCACATCCAGTCAATCATCAGAAAGCTATCGTTCTTACCAAAGCCTTTAACGAAGGTTGGGTACCTGACTGGGATAATACTAAACAGGTGAAGTACTATCCGTGGTTTGAGATGGGCGGTTCTTCCGGCTTCCGGTTTTTCGACTGCGGTTACCAGCGCTCGTTTTCGCATGTCGGCTCGCGCCTTTGCTTTAAATCTGACAAGCTTGCGGAACATGCTGGCAAAAAGTTTACAGATATCTATAAACAATTCATGTTAATCAAATAGTTATGCAAATCACAAAACTTAAAACCTTTGAAGGCGCTTGCAAGGTGCTAGGCCTTAATTCAAAAAAAGCGATACCATCTTTTGCAGCTTATCCATTGCGAGACAGAAAAGCAATGGTAGCACATGCGAAGTTGGTAATCATTGCTCGTGCGGCTAATAGAATAGGGAACGGTGGCAAGGAATGGAAACCAGACTGGAACAATGGCCAGTGGGACAAGTACTATCCATGGTTTGAGATGGGCGGGTCTTCCGGCTTCCGGTCTCTCGTCTTCGATATCCTGAGCTCGGATTCGACTGTCGGCTCGCGCCTTTGCTTTATCTCAAATGAGGTTGCAACGCACGTGGCTAAGCAGTTCATCAAATTATACAAGGACTATTTCACAATGTAAAAACACATATCATGGAACAAATTAAAAATTTAACATTCGAAAAGGCTTGTGAAGTAAAAGGCTACAAAGTGGAAGATTGTATTATCACAGTTCCACCGATGTTTCCCGCTCGACATGCTAAGGCCATGGAAGCAATCAATAAACTAATCATCATGGTAGATGCAGCAAATCAGATTGCCAATGATGGCAAAGAATGGAAAGCAGACTTCACTGATGACAATTGGAAGTATCACAACTGGTATGAATACATTCAAGATGAAGAGGGCGGTTCTTCCGGCTTCCGGTATGTCGTCTTCGTTCACCTGTGCTCGTCTTCGGATGTCGGCTCGCGCCTTTGCTTTATTTCACGCGAGGTAGGAATATCGCTTGGAGATAACGAAGAGTTTATGAATTTGTGGAACGACTTCGCATTATATAGATAAAAACAAAGGCTGTGCGATGGTTGGGCGGTTCTTCCGGCTTCCGGTATATCGACTACGATAACCAGAACTCGAATTCGAATGTCAGCTCGCACCTATGCTGAAAGATAATGCTGTCGCAGGCCTTACCTCTTGGTAAAAAATAACTAACAAAAGCTCAGGCGTTGGTACCGAAAGAGAACGCGACTGATGAAAAGCAAAGCAATGAAAAGACTATCTAATCTATATCCACAAATTACCAGCCTGGCTAACCTTCAGGAAGCTGACCGAAAAGCACAGAAGGGTAAGCTGTACACGCATGGTGTAAGGATGCACATGCGCAGACAAGAGGGTAACTTGTTAGTGCTAAAGGATATGCTTGAAAGCAAAACCTACAAGACTTCAACCTACGATATATTTACGATTCATGAACCTAAAGAAAGGATCGTATACCGATTGCCATATTTCCCAGACAGGATTACGCACCACGCCATTATGAATGTACTGGAGCCTATGTTCGTCAGCACATTTACTGCAGACAGCTACAGCTGCATTAAAAAGCGCGGCATACACAAGCTGCTAACCAAACTTAAAAGCGATTTAAAAGATACTGAAGGCACTACCTATTGCCTGAAGTTTGATATAAAGAAATTCTACCCAAGCATAGATCATCATGTATTGAAGGCCTTGCTCCGGAGAAAGATTAAGGACAATGATTTACTCTGGTTACTGGATGAAATTATTGATAGCGCCCCTGGGCTACCAATCGGCAACTATCTGAGCCAGTACTTGGCAAATTTTTACTTGTCATATTTTGACCATTGGATAAAGGAAAACAAGCGTGTAAAGTATTACTACCGATACGCGGATGATATTGTAATCTTGGCCAATAACAAGGAGTCACTTCACATTCTGCTAAAAGACATTAATCAGCATCTCGCTAATCTTAAATTGGAGGTGAAAGATAATTACCAAGTATTCCCTGTAGATGTGAGAGGTATTGATTTTGTGGGCTATGTGTTCCGACATTCTCATATCCGTATCCGAAAATCAATTAAGAAAAACTTTGCCCGTAAGATGGCCAGAAATCCAAACTATGCGAGTAAGGCTTCTTATTTGGGCTGGCTAGGCCATTGTAACGCTAAACACTTAACTAAAAAAATTCTAAAGGATGAAGAGATTTAAAGACTTTGGCATAGAAACAACCATCAGCAAGTTTGTAGGCGAAAAAATACCCATCAAAAAGGTAATTGGTCATGAGATACAGGTTATAGACTTCAAGATAGAGCCCTCTATAAAAAAGCCAGGTACAGATCTATTGACGCTGCAAATTGAAAAGGCAGGCGACAAGCGCGTAATCTTCACTGGTTCAAAAGTGCTGATAGATCAGATTAAACAAGTGCCTAAATCTGAGTTTCCATTCACTACTGTTATCAATGGAGACTCAGATTATTTTCAGTTTACTTAACTATTCCACCACCTTTTACCGCCTACGATCACGGCAAAGTAGAAAATTATAGCCTTCCATTTAGGTACTCCATCTATGATCATCCACTGGTAAAAATCATAATCAGCATCAGCACGTGTTCCTATTCGGTTATCGTACAGGTAATCGTGTGCCAGGCTTGCCCTGCTGTACTTCCCCATTTGAGGGAAGAGCCAACGTAGCATCCAAGGCACACTGGCTCCATCGGTTACTGTGCCCTCTGGTATGGTTATCCAATCGCCAGTATAGCGTTTTAAAATGATGGGTTCAACAAGTTTGTACAATGGCTGAGTAGCTGACCACTTTAAAAAAAGTAGTTTCCTGGTTGTGTCTTCAGTAAAAAAAATAAAAATCATGACTCAGTAACAATTAAATTACCCTGATCATCAAAAACTCTTTCAGCGTTTTGGAGAATGAACCTAAACAAGCCATTCACAATACTACGCTTGAGAATAAAGCCAAGCGTGCTGGCCTCAAAATCATTGTAGTCCTGCTCACTGCTCTGGTACGAGTGCCTTTGTTGATTAATACGCTGACCTGTTGGAGTGATATCATAACTATAATATATAGTATCTACTCTCTTGCTTGATGGCATTCCTATACTTAAGTCCTGGAATACATAAACTTTTTGGAGTCCAGTTTCTTCATTCATAAATTGAACCTCCAAGAACCCATTATTGATGTTAATGTTGTAATCTTTTTCGTTTATATTCGTAATCATAATTCAAGGGTTTCAAATGTGGATTTTAAATTGCTGAGAATAGACCTAATCGCAGTATCATATTGTGCGACTTCAAAAGGTGTCTTACCGGTCCAGTCATATATCAACAGTGTGTATATGTCTAAAACATTATCAGTAAAATTTGCGTACGGCCCTATAAATACAGTATGATTGTTATTGCTAAGAGGACCAGAACTAGAAGCTGATTTAGTCATACTAAAATTATCTCGCCATAAATTCCAGTTACTGGCAGTATTAACTGTAGTTCCATTATACGTAACTCCAATACTTTGTATAACATCAAATGTCAATCGACCAGCTGCAATATTGTTTGTCCTGCAAGACGATGCCTGAATTGTCTCATTAAAAATGGCATATGTAACCCTACCGCCAGATTCTATAAAAAATTGCACGCCAACCCCACCAACGCCAGGAGTTGTTTGAAGAAGAATGAATGCGTTAGATAAAGTAGTATTAATATCAGGTTTACAAATACAATAAATCCCGAATGGGCTTCCGTTGTGAAGGAATGTGAAATCTCTCCTTAAAGAAATGAGTTGTCTTATAGTGCCCCCTGTTACAGTACTTCTTATTTTAAAACCTCCTATTTCTTTTAAATAACGCTGTGCTGAAGCTGCTGCCAAATTATTGCCTATGGGGCTAAGATCGCCCCATAAACTTAAATCATCTGTGTTTACGATAGTCTTTCTAAAACGCGCATCGTACCAACCCTTTATACCGGGTATACTATTAAAATTCTCAGCTGTATCCAGTTCAAATCCCTCAATATTTAAACCTTGTATGATGTTCATTTTATGAAGGCTTGTTTACGATGGTGTATTTAAGTTCACAGTTTACCGAAACTAATTTAGCCTCTGTGTTTACAAAATTGATGCTTACATCAGTGCCCAAAATGCTCGCGGAAAATCTTGTATCTGTGCTTATCAAGTATCCGTCAGTTCCTTTAATTGAAGACCAAATTCTCCCATACTTTAATTCATCTCTACTAATTTCAATGACAGCACCACCATTGTTGTAGAAACTCATTTGACTGAATCCAAACATATAATCCTCATCCTGATTCATCACTGCGATATTATATAGATCAACAGTAAGGATGGTATCATTCGGTATTGAAATAGTTTTAAGAAGTTGTGTGGCAGAAGCTGCAACAGATACAGCTTTAAATTCAGTTTCATTTCTAGCTATTCCATTTCTTAATTGAAGCGCAGTAAATATTCGAGTGCTTCTCAAACCCGATTCTGTACCAACGGAAAAGAAATTACCAGTATTATCAAATATTTTAAAGGATTCAACTGCTGCTTGGAGTGCTTTTACTCCCATGTTCCCATCGGTAACCCCTGCAACGGCACTCCATATCGCTTGTGTACCTATAACTCTTAGTTGCTTTAGCGATTCATTCCATCTTACTGAACTAGATTTAAAAACTGCACCAACTCTACTTAAAAATGCAATCCCGTAATCATCGCTTGTGTCTGGTAACGATTCAAATTCTGGATTAGCACCCTTGTTTAGCTTAAAATTATCAGCTGTTGTAACAAATGCAGTACTAGCGACTTTTGTAGTGCTATCTCCTGCTGAGGCTGTAGGTACTGTTGGTGATGTTGTAAAATTCCATAATCCTGCTATGGTATAGGATTGTGTCCTGATGTAAGTCCACCAAGCCCAAAGCTTAGGAATACTCACAAACAACCTGGCACCTGTACCACCTGTACCTGTGTTCCCAGCGTTCTGCACTTCAGCATCTGTACCTTCTTCTACAACACCCTTAACTGTCTCGCTTGCGTCAGATGGCTGTGAGGTAAGTAAAATGTAGGTTGATCCGCTCCATCTGTAGGTGAAATTAGTATCAAGCGCCAGGTATATTTTACCTGTTTCACCAGTTACTGGAAATGCTGCCAGGTTAGCAAATTCCAACACATCATCAACGTAGGCTGGTAACTGTGCAGCTGGCACTCTACCAGATCCATCTAAGCCAGCGTAACCATTGGCAGCACCTTTTTGTGATGTTGACTGTTTAGTATCCAGCTGAGCCTGATTAATTGTGAATCTTTCCCACTTGCCGGTACCAGTTTCAGTTTCAATGTTAGTAGATGTATAAGGTCTTACCGGATCAAGTAGCAGATACAACCCTCTGCCCAATGTGCTGTGATTGTGATAAACAATTTGTAGGCCATTTCCATAAACACCAGGTGCATACTCGCGGATTGCAGATCCTGCACTCTGGCTGATTTCCAGCCAATGAGTATTCTCACTCACCAGCGGATCGGTAGGTGGTGTATTGCCTGTGTTGTTGTTGGTCTTGGTTTCGAAGATTCGCTTCTTACCATTGGCATCCGGATGCTTACAATATTTACCATCATCACTACCATTGGTCTGAAAGGTTAAGCCAGCTGCCCAATCCGGAAAATCATCAGCATTTTGTGCAAGAAGATAATCCAACACCAACTGGTCGTTCTCGGCTATTAGAAAGCTATCCGTTACCGGAGCTGTCATGTTGGTTTGTAAGGCCTCGATTAACTGAGCGTATGTCATGATGTTGAGGTAAAGAAGTTAGTAAATCCGAAATCGCTGTAAAGTCTAAGCTCTTGCCCGGCAGTAAGTATGGCTATAGGAGCATCGTTGAAATACACGACACTACTGGCAGGCCCCGTAGGCGGTGTGCCAGCTGTGCCATTGTAGAAGTACGTGTTATCAGGGCCTTCAAAATAAAACACACCTGTATAAAAGTTACCATCCGAAAAACGAGATCCTGTGTTGTGATCGAACGTGAACCTGAAGGGTGTATGCAAGAGCCCGGCAAGCTTCTGCTGGCCGCTACCATCGGTAAAGAGTAAAATGAATTCATCTTTGGTAGCCTGCTCCAGCATGTAGCGCAGCTCTGGCTTATCCTTCGGGATCTGTACACGCAGGCGGTTATCCTTTCGCTCACCTTCCCTGGTCTTGCTACCACGACTTTCCAGGCTTGGTGTTTCCAATGTTGCTGCCCAGGTAACAAAGCCGGTAACACCTGGCTTGAAAGTGATGTTTCCATACACCACTCCGCGCACTGGATCTGGGATAGACAGCACATCAGCTTTCCTGATCACCTTTACAGTGATAAGACCGCCAAGGTTATCGGTGGTAAGAGATTGTATGTTTTGGAGGTAGCTCACGATGTAAAAATCGTGAGCTGATAAGACGATTATTAGGACAGGTAATAGGGCTTTTCCTTACACTTGCAAACGCTAGGACAAACAACACCCTGTTTTAAGACATCATCTACCTAAAACTTCCGCACGTTGGTAGGTTTTATAAGCAGCATCGAGGTTGTAATCATCTACGAGATTGTAATGCTCCAGGAAGTTCCGACAAGCGGTGTACTCAGGTATACCCGTAATACGCTGTGCTTCTATGTGCGTGAGTAGTGCATCTTTGAGCCACATGTCTATGTCGATGTTAATGCGTGTCAACTTTCCTAACGTTGGTCCATACTTCATCATCTCGGTGGAGAGTAGCAGCTGGATGTTATCTACTAACTGATCGCGATACTGATCATTGTATTCTTTGAGTCTGTGCGCTCTGTTTTCACGAAGCGATGCAAGCACCATCTTTCCCAGAAGACTATACTCATCGACAGTAATGGGCTTACTTACATCGATGCCCTGGTGTTCCTTCAAAAACTTTTTCACACGCTTATACACGGGAACACTAAACTGATTCTTCGGCAGATAATTTTTGAATAATTCCATAGCTGAAAGGTTTCTCGAAGATACAATTTAGAACGCTTATTCTGAAACAATTCTGAAACTGCTGTCCTAAAGATTAGCACTTGTTTAACCAAAATTTGCTTCTGTTATGATAGAGCTATTACATTATCGCGATTGGGCTATTACCGAAAGTTTTTTCAGGCTTATGGCTCCGCGTGTATTAGAAGCATTAAACCAAAACACCAATGTAGAAAGGAAAACTTTTAAGGACTTCGAATCCACGATTACATCTCTGCTATCAGCCATTGATCCGACTATTGATAAGGTAGCCGTTACCTATGACCCTTGGACTGGTAAAGAAGATTTACCTACGGCTAAGTCAGGTAATAAAACCATTGCTTTGATACCTATTAGCGGAGCGCTTACTAAAAACGGTGTTTGCGCTTATGGGATGAAAGATTATGGTCGCTTCATTAACATGGCAAATGCTAATCCGGACATACACGGAATAGTACTTATAATAGATTCACCAGGTGGGTCGGTAGATGGCACATCTGAACTGGCTAACATTGTAAAGAACAGTGCAAAGCCTGTAGGTGTATTTGGTGATGGAACCGTAGCCAGTGCTGCATTTTGGATAGCATCTCAGGCAAGCGTTATTATTGGTAATAAGAATAATCGCACGGAGTTCGGAAGTATTGGTACCCTAGCTATTACGGAGGACATCTCCAATGTAATAGAGGCCGGTAATCATCCTAAGGTTAAAATACACAGAGCACCACAGAGTACAGAAAAAGCACTCGTTAATCCTGTTGAACCAATTACAGAAGAAATTCAGTCTACTATTGATGCTCGCCTAAAAATGCTTACCGACATCTTTATTGGTGAGGTTAAGAGTGGTCGTGGTGACAAATTAAACACAACTCTTGAAGGGTTATTCAAAGGCCGAATGTTTGATTCTCAAACTTCTAAGTCTAATGGGTTGATTGATGGAATTGGCACCTTACAAACTACAATTAATAAGGTAGCAGAACTGGCAAGAAACAACCAGTCATCTTCTTCAAAGGCCTTACCAACAAATAATGGTTCACAAGAACAACAACAAAATATGAGTTTAAAAACCCATGTCCTGGGCTTACTTGGATTCAAGTCAGAACAGGCCGATAGTCTCAGCGATGAGCAAGCAATGAAAGCGAGCGAAGAAAAGATCGCTGAGTTGCAAGCTTCTCTTACTGGCGCTGTTGAAGCAAAGGCCGCGCTGGAAGCCAGAATTTCAGCACTCGAAACAGCAGCGGCTACTCATGCCGAAGCTGTAGCTGCTAAAGATGCAGAGATCACCCAATTGAAAGAAGCTATAGCGAAACCTCGATCTGCTGCAGTAACAACTGTAATAAGCGATGAGGAGCAAGAAGCTAAAGTAGGTGCTGACGCTGAAGGCGCCACCACTGAAAAGAAAAACAAGTACCGCACACCGACAGACGATGAAGCGGATGCTTATGTGAAACTAACCCAACCTAAATAGTAAAATGAAAATGCAAAGGATGACGGCCCTCTTTGGGCTTTTGTTAATGATCGTATCCGCGATACTGATCAGCCCTGTGGTGATGTTTGCGGCAGCGCCAGCTACATGGGTAAACTATACCGTATTAGGTAATGCGGTAGAAGTAAGTGCCATTACAGCTTATGCGGATGAGCACAAGCGCGATCTGATTTCCACAATGGTGAATGGCCTCGACATTGCCAACGACATTACGGTTATCCCGAATGTTAAAAACAAAGTGGCTTTAACAAAGCTAACTGTAGGTGATGGTTTCAGACCTTATTCATCCACCCACGAACCTAAAGCTGGTCAGCTGGTATTCAGCGATCGTTATCTGGAAACAGCCATTGGTAAGCGTGACTTACTTATTGATTACCGCGACTTCAAGAGTAAGCACTTAGCATGGAGAACACGCCCTGGTAATGCATCTAACAAGACCATACAGGATATGGATTTTGCAGCCTATGTGTGGGATCAGGTAATGAAAGGAGTAAGTCGTGAAGTGAACGATGAAGTTAGTTACTTCGGTTTTGATAAGACCACAGCAACAACCTACTCAGAAGCATCTACCTATGCAGCAAATGCTTACATCACTTATACTGTAAATGGTGTGTTAGAGTACTTCCAGAACATCTCTGGTTCAACAACTACAGCTGGTCAGGATCCGATTGATACACCAGCTAAATGGCGTAACGTAACAGCCCGTGCAGTAGTGCCTGGCTTGAGAAGCTACATTGATGCAGCCATCTCCGGAGGCTTCTCTGTAACCGCTACTGGTGCTGTAACAGATGCAGCTACTGCTTTAGCAGCTTTTAAAACATTGTTCCGCTCTATGCCTGTCCCTTACAAAAACTGGGGTGTGATTATTCACGCATCGGTAACAGACTGCGAGTTTTTAATGGATGCTTTGGCTACCAGAACGCAATATGTATCTGCTGATACGCAAGCGATGTTAAAACAAGGGTTGATTCCTATCCCTGAAACAGCAGGTAAAGGATTTGCTAAACCTGCGACCTGGTTAGGTACAAGCAGACGCTTAATTGCTGAACCGATGGAAATGAGTGGTGCGAATGCATACGGTCTTAACCTGGTAATGGGTACAGACTTACTGAGCGATGCCAATAACATCGAGAACATCAAAGATGTGTACACGATCAAGTCAGGTATCACACTTGACCTCGGCTTCCAGATTCAGGATCTCAATGCCTTGCGATTAGGTAACCAAGCTTAAGTGATCATGGCAAAGTCCAAAAAATCAGAGGAGAAACACTACAAGAGTGTTTCTCCCTCTTTCCTACACAACCAGGTTGTGTACGATAAAGATGCCCTTAAACAGCTTTTCAAAAGTGCAGAAGAAGGTGATGAGGCAAGCATCAAATTGTTATTTGAACTCGTAGCACTTGGCCAAGTGGTAGAAATGACTGCAGAAGAAGCGCAGGAAGAAGAGCAGAAACTGGCTGAAGCAGAAAAAGCAGCATCACTGCAAGAGCAGGTGGCTGAGCTTACCGAAGAAAACACTGCTTTAAAATCTGGTGTGGCTGAGCTGGAAGGAATCAATGTGTCTCTTCATAACAAAGTTCACCAACTTTTACAAGAGCTACAGGCTGCTTTGGGAGAGATTGAGTCACTTAAAAAATTAGCCCAGGGAGGGGCACAGTAAATCATGCAAGATTTAGTATTCGCACAAGGTCAGGATAACATGTCGGGTTTATACGACATGCTGGATATTGTTGCCATGGGCGACATTGACGATGCATCCTTACCAGCATTGGCGACAGCTGGTAGCTTGATTGTTAATGGCAACATCGTGTTGAAATCCGGAGCTAAGTTCGGTCGCATGTATTTTACCATCGACAGCGGTAGCAACGATGGTGCTGTTGTGGGAAGCTATGATGCCAAAAGTTTAGAGTGGATGCTGAAAGGCAGATACCCTAAGCTGGATGCAGGCTTCTACTCATGGTTCCGTAATGTTATGAATGGTCCTTTAGTGATCATCTATCGCCAGGCTAATACAGGCAAGGCTTATGTAATGGGACTTATCAATTTTGATAAGACCAGCACAGCACTCCAATTGGGCCGCGGCTGTTACCTGGAATCAGGCGAACTAAAAACAGGCGCTGCACCAGCGGATGAAGCCGGTGGTACTATCACCTTTAAGTGGAGCACGCCACACGGTCCTATTGAATACAATGGTACCGTAGATAGAACCGGATAAGCAATAATTGATTGATAGAGAAAAGCCTCTCCTTCGCGGGAGGGGCTTTTTTGTTCGCTCCTTCTCCTGTGGAGAGGGTTGGGGTGAGGCACTAACCCGTCCTACAAAAACCATATTACAAACACCAACTTCACTACATGATCGGCATCGACAAAGTACTCCAGCATTTAGATAACACCTACGATGAGTATACGCAGGTAGTGAATGAGTATGGCATCCGGTTTATTACGCAAGACGGTCGTGTGCGAACCATGCGTGCCAAAAAGAAATTGAAAGCACCTAAGCAGGCCCTTAGAAAACCAACAGAAGAACGTGGTAAGCACAAGTATAACCTGCAACGCCTGGGTAACATGCTTGTAGAAGATCTTGATCTGCAAGAGCCACGCACGGTAAAGCCTTCTATGTTTTTTGCTTTCTCAATACCTGCTGAAAATAAAAACAACTGGCAACCCATATACCACTGATGCAAACACAACTACAACTACCAACACGGGAAAGTAAATGGGCTTTAGAGCGCATCAGTAATGGTATACACTTTTCGGCCAGCACCGGTACTATTTACGAAACCAATAAGTTTGAAGTAGAACCCGACACAAAGAACAGTCAGGTATCTACAGGAGGCTATGCTTATGCGCGTTGGGGTACAGACAATGATTACGCTCAACGACTGATCGATACCATCAATGCAGATCCAGCTGCTTCCTTGTTGGAACGCAGGATACACATGCACTGGGGCAAAGGCTTGTTCTTTTATAGAAAAAAACCGGATGGTAAAGGCAAGGAGATTATTGAGCCTATACCCGATGATCAGGTACCTGCCGAGATTGATGACTTCTTTTGGGAAAATGATTTTTTAAATTTTCAGCAAGGCATCATTAGCGATTACGAGTGGTGGCACCGTTTCGGTGTACAGTACATTGCCAGTAATGATACTAAAATCAGGCAAATCGCCTGGAGTCGTGTAAAGGATATTCGCGTACAGAAAAGAAACCCTAGCACTGGTTTAATAGACGGTTACTGGTTGAGTGGTAACTGGCCACAGCCGCAAGAAAATCAAAAGCGTTTTGTTCCTGCCTTCGATCGTAAAGGTTCAGGCAGTGGTTTATATATGCATCAGCTGGTAAGCATCGATAAAGATTACTATCCGCAACCTGCATGGCATGCCATTAACAAATGGTTACACATTGCTGCCAAGATCCCGAGATGGATACTTTCTAACATCGACAACTCGATGAATATTAAATGGCATGTAAAAATACCGTTGGAGTTCTTCTTAAAGCGTCACCCTGTTGAAGCTTACAAAACATCAGAAGAGCGTAATGCAGCCATTGCCAAATTTGAACAAGAGACTTACCAGCGTATCGACAGATTTTTAGTAGGTGCAGAAAATGCGCAAAAAGCGTTCTACAGCAAAGTAGCTGTAGGTGATGATGGAAAGCCATTACCCGGATGGGAGATTATTCCTTTAGCAAATGATATAAAAGACACCGCTTGGCTTAATGCTTATGGTACTGCCGCGCTGGCCATCATTTCTGGTATGGGCTTACAGCCAAGTATTGCAGGCTATGTATTACCCAATGGTCTGGGTAGTGGTAGTGGTAGCGATCTGCGCGAGCAATTTAATTTCAGCATGCAGGTGCTTTTTGAGATTGGCCGGCAGACTACGCTTGAACCATTCAATATCGTGAAGCGCAGAAACAACTGGCCGAAGGACCTTCACCTGGGCTACAAAGAAGTAATACTGCATAGCACCGATCAGAACAAAGCAGGATTTGCAAACGGCTCACCAGCGCCTGCTCCACAGCAGAATACTGGTAATGAGGCCAAAGACCCAATGAGCGTATGAGTTTAATTACCACCATAGAGGAAATCAAAAAGTACATCGCCATTGATGGTAATTCAACAATGGTAACCATGCAGCCTTACCTTGATGAAGCGCAGCAGATCTACCTGGTAGAACTACTCGGCCAGCCTTTTATTGATGCCCTGCAAACGGCTTATGATAGTGCATCGGGTGTAGTGGATGATATCAGTGACAACAACATCAAGGCATTGTTCCCTTATGTGCAACGTGCCTTTTCTTACTATGCGTTATTGCTTGCTATTCCTCACCTAACCGTTAGCGTTGGCGACATGGGTGTGCGCACTGACCGATCGGATGAGAGCGACCCGGCACCACGCTGGCAGATTGAAAAGCTGCAATTGCATTACCTTAAAAATGGCGACATCCATGCCGATAAGTTATTGGCTCATTTAGAAGCTACCGCTACTGGCAGTGTATTCCCTTCCTGGTTCAACAGTACTTTCAATACTAAAAATAGTGGCTTTATTGTTTACAGCACTGCCATTGCCAGCCGCTACATCAGCATCAACAACAGCAGGCGTGTGTTCCTGTCTATCCGCAACAAAATACGCGAGATCGAACAGCGCAGCATACCTAAGCTGATTGGTGCAGCACAATATGCTGAGCTGGTTGCGCAGCTTAGAGGCAATAACGTCAGTGCCAACAATGCTTTACTCATTGGCAAGCTCGAACCGATCATCAGCAAACAAGCGCTTTACATGCAGCTGCCTTTTATGCGCGTGCAGGTTGCCGATAATGGTATCTTCCTATATAGTCAGACAGATGAGATCTTCAAGAACCTACTGGCCTCCCCTGCTGACATTAAGCTATTGCAACAGCAATTGAAAGAAGGTGATTTTGGTTTTGATGCCGACATTGAAGATCTGCGCCAGTTCCTACTCGACAACATCGACAACTATCCGCTGGTAAAATCAACCGGAGTATACACCAGCCGACCAGTGCCGGGACCTACCTGGCAAACCCTCGATCCATTACCTGACGACAAATACTTTGCACCATGACAGCATATCAGAAAGAGAATTTGATAACAAACCTATACAAGACTGTTGCTATTGCTTTGATATCGATTTGTGCCTTTTTTCTTAAACAGATACACGATGATTTCAGTACCACTAAAGAAGTGGTACACGATTTAGAATTAAAAGTCAATACGATTCAAGTTGACATTGAGTACATAAAACAGAAATCGAAATGAAAGCCTCCGACAATGTATTTCTAAAAGTAAGATCAGGTGTAGTACTTACACCCATTATCGAGCCTGTCATCTGCGCATTGGAAATTGAATTCCGTGCGGCAGATCTATATGCCTTTGTTACCAGTGGTCTTCGCGATGCACACGACCAGCTGCGCATTGTAAAAAAATACCTGTTGGTAAAAGGTCTCGACAAGCACTATCCTGAAGCCATGGCCTGTAAGCACCCGATGGAAAAACAAAACGGTTATTATGTTTGGCAGCTTGCCTGGAGCCATCTGCTTTATGTGGGTGTAATCATTAATCCACCGCTGGAGGCTGAGTGTCTGATGGACTACTACCGCAATGGCAAAAACAGAAAAGGCCAGATCATCAACCAGACACCCCATGCCAATGGTGGATGTTTTGATATTGGCGGTGCCGGTGGCGATGATGCCACCATAAAAGACGAACTGCTGGTAATGCAAAAAGCCATGCAGAAGCGTATCAAAGGGCTCATCAATATTCTACCTGAGCATAACAATAATGCCATACACTGCGACTGTGTTCGCTTTTAAGCTGTCCTAATTCTTCCTGTATAACAGGAGTAGTTTAGGGTATGAATTTCATCGGAAAACTATTTGGCTTAAAGCCAAAAGAAATGGTTGACAGTGTCGGCAATGTGCTCGATAACCTGATCACCAATAAAGAAGAACGTGATGCTGCTAAGCTTGCTGTACAGCAAGAGGCACATCGCCACTTAGAGGCGATTGCCAAGGCAGCTGATGACATGGAACGCGCCTACCTGGCTGACATTGACAGCGCCAGAAAAATGCAGACTGCCGCACTGCAGCAGGAAGACAAGTTTAGCAAGCGCTATGTCTACTACTTAAGCAGCTTTGTGATTGTAAGCGCTACAGCATTTGGCCTGTTATTATTCTTTGTAGACTTCCCCGAAAGCAACCGTAGGCTGGTAGAGATGTTTGCCGACATCTATCTGTTTGCCGGTGCCATTATGGTGTTGCAATTCTTCTTCGGTAGCTCTAAAGGAAGCCAGGATAAAGACGTATTGCTAAAACAGATGAAGCCATGATTTCGCCTACTCCTTTACAATACCAGTTTAACAACCCGATACCAGATCAGGTGTTAGCCGAATGGAAAAATACTGTTCGATTCGAATACTCGAACGACACGCCACCTGAAGTAAAAGAGTTTATTGAAGCGCTGGCTGCTAAGCTGCCCAGTGCCGAACGATTTAGAATAGAGAAGGTTCCCTTTACTGGCTATGAGTTAAGCCTATGCGGCATTAAAGAGATTGGTAAGGAACCAGTGGTAAAGTTTGGAGTGTATCAAATTGATGTACCTGTTCTCCAACCTGTAGCAGCTGCACTGACTATGTACAGAATTTATAAACGCAAAGGTAGACCTGGTTTGATTGACTACTGCAAAGCCAAGGTAAAGGGTAGAGAGCTTGAGCGTGTACTCGACATACTCAACGTGCATGTGTTTAAGCAAGAGCGACCAGAGTTCAGGCAGGTAATGGACGCGATCTATAATAGCAAACAGTTGACTGACAATTAACCATGGATAAAGTCTATAAGGTATCGGATCTGTTTTACACGCACTGGAACCAGCTGCCTGTGCAGCGCATGGCAGATGGCTATATGGCCTTTAATCATTTGCAAACCGTAAAGCCAGACAGTGTAGACTATGGCAAGTACCTGATCTTCACCCTGCGTGCTTTGCGTAAAAACTGGCGACTGGTGGATAAGATAAACGTGCCTCAGGCAGTAGACATCTTTAACGAGCTAAAGCCCAATCTGGAAAAGCCCTGGTATAACTTCCCTGTGCAGCGCGTGAGCCTGCGCCTCGAATTTATACATGCGCCTAAAGAAAAAATGGGCAACCGAAGCTTTGACCATTTAGTATATGCCGACTCATGCTTCACAAAAGTACTGGCGGCTAAAACTGATCAGGAGCAAAAGCACAACCTGGCTAAGCTCATGGCTGTGCTCTACATCCGATCAGGCGAGCTTACTTACAACGACAGGGTTACTGATGTAAAGGCTATGTACCTGGAGAAACATGCACACGACTTCCAGCTTTGGCTCACCTTCTACACCTTCGCCCACATCAAAAAATACATAGTGGATAACTGTGTGCACTTGTTCGAAAAACCAAAGGCAGACAGCTTAACGGCCAACAGAGCCATTACCGACAGCATGCCTACATGGACAGAGATAAAGTTCTCATTGGCAGAAAGTGGTGTGTTTGGCGATTTCGATAAAGTTGGCCAGACCGATGTATACAAAGTGATCAACTACCTGGAGAGCCGGGCTAAGAAGCAGCAGGAGGCTGCACAGAAGAAATGAGTTTGCAATTAAACACATACCTCGGGTACCGTAACTACTTCCAAAACCTTGCTACACAGCATGTAGACATAGAGGGCTTTCAATACGGTAACGACAAGGTGATCAGCTTTAAAAATAAAAGCGGATTGCCTTCACTCTTCATGCAGTGCCTGCCCTACGAAAAAGCCAAGTATGACGGCCCCAACCTCGACCAGCAATACAGGCGCAAGCGTGCACGATATGCCATTATGAAGATAAGAGGTGGCGACACCTTCGAGGCAGAGAATGCTGACTACATACAGCTTGAAGCCATCGCCTTACAAGTTAACGCACGCATACTCTATCGCGACAAGCAAAACCTTGGGGTGATTGTAGATGTGAACAGCATTGAGATGGACCCTTTCGAAACCACTGTTGGCGCTACAAAGTACCGAGGCATAGAAGTAGGCATGGATGTAAAAGACAATGCCGGTATGGCACTAGATGTAAGTAAGTGGAATGATTTAACTCCTTAAGCATGGCGATTAACTTACTAACCGGAAACCTAAACCAGTGGGGCAGCAACGGAACCTTTGAAGCCGATCAAAGTACCTGGGGATTTTACATCGATGGCGTGTTTCGCGATGGTGCTGAAAGGACGCAGGGACTTTTCGCAGCAAAGCGAACTGTATTCGGTGATTTTGCAAGCCTGGGTTCCAATGTTTGGCTATCCTTTGGTTTAGCCAGTTTGGTTACAGGCCGAAGATATCTGGCAACGGTTAAGGTTAAAACATTGTCTTCAAACCCTGTCGCTAATGGGAGTACCTTAATCGGGTTTGAGATACCTTTTCTGGCTACTTCAGTGACTGTAGTCAACAGAACTGTTACGCAGGCTACTGATAACTGGGCTACTGTTGAGATCTTTTTTACAGCAGGTCAAACGGGTAATACAGGGATAAATCTAAATCTCAAAAAATCAGTGCCAAGCGATGAGCTTATCTTCGGTGGTGCTGTTTGGGCAGATGAATTCTACATTTACGAATACGAAGAAGTACCCGATCCACCACCCGTGTGTACACTACTGCTTAAC